CCCAAGTCCTCCAATAATAAAAATTAATATTCCTATAGTAAAAACAATACTAAATAAATAATTTTTAATAAACCCTTTAAAATCAGGACTTGTATTTTCAGTTTCTCCATTTTTTTTTTCATCAATAGCGCTTGTATTTTCAGTGTTTGACATTATAGTTATAATAAATATATATTAAATTCTTATAAATAAGATAAATAAGATAAATAAGATAAATAATTTAAATAGATTATTATAAATAATTTAAATGGAAGAAATGGAAGATATATCCGATTTTGAACATGTTCCTTTAAGAGAAGAAAAAGAATTGGATTTTAATGATGTTTTAATTTTGCCACGACCGAGTAATTTATCATCTAGAAGTAATGTAAATTTAGAAAGAACAATCACATTTACAAATAATGATGAAGGAGTATACCCGAAGTCAAAATCTTGGACAGGAATTCCTATTATTGCGTCTAATATGGATACTACAGGAACTTTTACTGTATATAATGTTTTAAAAAAATATAAAATGTTAACTGCTTTAAATAAATTTTATACAGTTAAAGATTACATGAATGCCGTTAAATCCGGTATTGAATTAGACGCAGAATATTTTATGGTAACAACTGGAATTACAGAAGAAAATTTTAAAAATTTAACAGAAATAATATCATATACAAATTGTAAATGGATTTGTATTGATGTAGCAAATGGTTATATGGATTGTTTTGTTGATTTTTGTCTAAAAATTAGACTTTTATATCCTGATAAAATAATTGTAGCTGGTAATGTAATAACAGCTGAAATGGTAAATATTTTAGTTATAAAAGCTGGTGTAGATGTAATTAAAGTTGGAATAGGTTCAGGAAGTGCTTGTTTAACTAGATTACAAACTGGTGTAGGAAGACCTCAATTAAAGGCTATTAATGAGTGTTCTGACATGTGTAAATCATTAAAAAAACTGGGTTATACAGCATATGTAATATCAGATGGAGGAATAAAATATTCAGGCGATATGGCAAAAGCATTTGGTGGAGGTTCTGATTTTGTTATGGCGGGAGGAATATTTTCAGGACATGATGAAAATCTAGGTGATATAATTGAAGAAAATGGAAAACTTTTTAAACTATATTATGGTATGAGTTCAAAACACGCAATGGAAAAATATTTTGGTAAAATGGAAAGTTATAGATCTTCTGAAGGTGCTGTTGTAAAAATTCCATATAAAGGTCCAATAGAAAATACAATTCAAAATGTGTTAGGAGGTTTAAGAAGTACTTGTACCTATATTGGAGCAAAAAATATTGAAGAAATGTATGATAAAACTTATTTTGTAGCTGTCTAAAATATAAAATAAAATCTAAATTGTATATATGAAATTTAATTTTAAATATACAATAATTAATGTCTTGATATGTTTATTTGTATTTTGGATAGTTATAACATATTTGAAAATGATGTTTGTGCAAACTGAAAATTTTAATAATAGGTCCATAGGGTATCAAAAAAAAGATTTAAATTCACCCTTATATAGTCATACTGTAAATTTACCTATAAATGATCCAATTAGTTGTAGCAATTTTTGTGGTCCAAACGCTCAATGTTTAATAACAAGAGAACAATGTACTTCTGATATAGATTGTAAAGGTTGTATGAGAACACATCCTGTAGGATATTATAATAATAATTTTTCAGAAATATATCTAGGTTCAAAAAACTCGCAAATAAAAAGACCTTATGAAGGTATAGATTTATGGGAAAAATCTTTTAATAAAGGTTTAGAATTATATAATAAAAAACAAGAAATAAAAGACAAATATTCATATACAAATAATACAAAATATAAAGTAAAATATCCAATGACAATATCAGCAACCGGTTTATTTTATGAAACAACTCCTTCTGCATTAAATGCGACAATAACCCAATAATTAAATAACCCAATAATTAAATAACCCAATAATTAAATAACTTAATAAATTTATGTGGCATACATTAATCCTACATTTCCACCAATAAAGTTAACAATATTTAATCTTTCTTCAAAAAAATATAAATCAAAATTATAATCATAAATTCTCCAAGTTGGTTTATTAATACCAATAATAGTTCCAGTTTCTGGATCACAAATAGTTAAACTTTGAGCTAATGGGTCTAATGGAGGAATGATTGTAGTAAATTCAAGTTCAATTTGATTAAACCTACTCATATTTATTGCTCCGGATGGTTGTAAATCAGAATTATTAGAATTAATTCCAAAGTTATAACAATATAATCCTGAAGGAGCAGAACCAGTTGTTCTTGTATATTTTTCAATATAATTAAATACTCCAGCAGGTTGTATATTTTCTCTATATGAACCATCTAATAAAATTCCCATAGCTATCAATATAAGTTTTTCATTTTGAGGATTATACTGTTGATTTATAAGAATTCCTGTTAATAACCCATTAGGATTTACTCCAGGTCCAATATCAACGGGAGTTAATATTCCATTTATATTTCTATAAACTGTATAAGTTCCAGAAGTTGGCGCTTGTATAACATTTAATGGTAAATAATTATATGGCCAATTTGTATAATTAGACCATTCATTTCTTAAATTAGCATCACTCCGTTGAAAATAAAAAAGCCAATTAGAAATCATACCAATAGAATCTAAATCAATCTTATTTGGACCGGTAACATTTGGAAATATTTTTTCATTTACTTGTTTTATTAAATATTTTTGCTCTTGTAACGCAAATATTTTTTGTTCTTCATTTGATAAAAAACAATAAGTGCAATTTAAATGAATATCAGCATTCCATAATGTTCTTTTATCAGAATAAGAATTAATATCAATATTTACATCTGGAGGCGGTTGTAAAAAACGATAAAATTGCATATACCATAAATTAAAATTAGGAGAAACATATGGATAATTATTAGTAGCATCAAATACATCACGAATAACAAAAAGTTGATTAATTGGTTTTAATGTTATATTTATATGTAATTCATTGTATTGTAATGAGGCCAATGGAAATGCCATTTGAGATTTTAATCCAAACCAATTATTTAAAGGTATATACAAAATTTGTCCTCTTATTGATGGTTCAGGTCCATCAAAATCTCCAGTATTATATGCATTAGGATATGAATTAATACGAGAATTAGCATTTGCTGGATTATTTAATTCAGGAACTTGTCCAATCATGTTATTAAATAAATCAAGTTTTATAGCATTAAAATCTCGTTGAACTGAAGCTAATAAATAATCTCCTGAATATTCTTGCAATGTATAATTACCACATGTAATATTTATTTTAGATATCATTTTAGCGCCAATATTTTCAATCCATTTGAATTCATATGGCGCCCATTGTTCAATATTTCCTAGACCTTGAGAATTAGTTTGTTCTGTTATTTGTTGTGGTGGTAATAATGGACTCCAAATATTTGGCAATGCTACAGATAAATAACAATCCATTAATAAATCAGCATAGCGTTTTACTTTAAATGTAAATGTAGATTCTTCTGTAAGTCGTAAAGTTTTTGAACCTTCAAAATCTAATCTAAATTTTTGAAGACCAAAATTAGTGTATTGATGAAATACTGATTTAAAAAAACTTTTAGTTGGAGTCCCATTTAGAACAATATTTTGTTGTCCTTGAGATACTAGTTGCATTAAACCACCTGGCATATGTTATATAAAAATATATTTTTATATTAGAATACAATTATTAATTATTATATTTTATAATTAATGAAACAAATCGTTTAGTAGGGTATATATCAATAATATCATAAGCATTCCAACCACGATTTATAAAATAAACTTTAAGTTCATGTATAACTTTAAAATAATTTGAAAAATGCATTCCTATTATATAAATTATATATATTTATTTATATTTTATTTATATAATTTATATTTTATTTATATAATTTATATTTTATTTATATAATTTATATTTTATTTATATATTATAATATGGCTAATACAAATATAACACCAATTGAGATTAACCCAGAAAAATTAAAAGATGCTTTTATAAACTCAATAAAAGATTTTAAAGAATCAACGTCTGTAGTTTTAATTACTACAATTACATTTGTTATTATTTTGATTGCATTTATATTTTATTTTTATTATACAAGTTTAAGAAGTAAAAATTGTTCTTTAATGGATTCGATTTATGGTAATTTAAATGGAAAAATTAAATCTATTGATAATTCTGAACAATTTAATTATACATTTAAAGATTATTATGTTAAAACCGCATATAATTGTTGTAGTGGAGGAAATTATAAAAATAGTTATGTAGACCTTTGTAGTTTAAAAGATTTATTAAAACAAGGTGTTAGAGGTCTTGATTTTGAAATTTATTCAATAAATAATAACCCAGTTATATCTACTTCTACAAGTAATAGTTATTTTATTAAAGAAACATTTAATTATATTAATTTTATGGACGCTATGAATGTAATTCGTGATTATGCATTTTCAACTTCAAATGCTCCTAACTCATCGGACCCAATTATCATACATCTTCGTATTAAAAGTGCAAATCAAGATATGTATAAAAATTTTGCTAAAATTTTAGAAAGTTATGATTCTATTTTATTAAGTAAAGATTATGATTCGGAATTTTATGGTAAAAATTTTGGAAATGTAGAATTAAAAAAATTAATGGGTAAAGTTGTTATTATAGTTGATAGAAGTAATACATCATTTTTAGAATGTCCAGAATTTTATAAATTTATTAATATGACAAGTAATTCTGTATTTATGAGAGCATTACATTATTATGATATTAAATTTACTCCAGACATGAATGAACTTATTGATTTTAATAAACAAAATATGACTATTGGACTAGCAGATAAAGGTTCTAATCCGGATAATCCTAGTTCTCTTGTTATGAGAGAAATGGGCTGTCAACTTTTAGGAATGAGATATCAAAAAATTGATACTAATATTGAAGAAAATGATATATTTTTTAATCAAAACGGATATGCCTTTGTGTTAAAACCCGAAAATTTGCGGTACATTCCTGTTACTATTCCATTGCCTCCTCCACAAAATCCAGAATTATCATATGCTACAAGAACTATTCAATCTGATTTTTATAAATTTAATATTTAATATTTAAAATTTAATATTTAAAAATAACTCATTTAATATTATATTTTTTTATATATTTTATATAGTTATATTATGAAAAACATATGTGATAAAAAAATGACATTTAATGATTGCGAATTAGCTATATTAAGAGCAGCAATCGATAAAGCCGAAACAAAACAAGGCATGAAAACCGCAAATTCGGGCGAAATTAAACAAATAATTGAAATACTTGAAAAATTTTTAAGAAAAAAACAA